CATTTTATTCACCTCACTTATTTGATATAAAATCATTTTATTTCAAAAATCTTGGTATGTCAATATAAAACAACAAGAAAATTATTAAAACCGTATTGACAAAACAAGAAACTTGTTGTAACATACAAAGCAACAAGAAACTTGTTAAAAAAGAGAGGAGGATACAAGATGCTTGGTATTGCGGCGTCAAATAGCATTGTGGCAATTCAGTTAAAAAAAGCAATAAACCAGAAGGGATTGAAACAAGCATCAGTTGCAACTAAAGCTGGTTATTCGGCGCAAGAACTCAACGATATGTTAAATGGTAGAAGGATTATGCGCGCAGCGGATATAGCTTCAATTATTAATGTAATGGGAGAGTTTGGAATTGATGCGAATTACCTTTTTGGAATAGAAAAAGGAGCGTAGAGGAGATGTCTGAAAAACTTTCTACAAAAGAATTAGTAGAGGAGTTGAAGAAAAGAGAAGGTGTAAAAACAGAATATGTCGAACCATATCAGGACAGGAAGTTATCCGTCAATGGTCCGGCAATGATTTTGGTTATTGTTGATTAGCCAATACGTCTATATGGATAAATGCCTTTTACATGAGAAGCTAAATAGCTTCCATGTGAAGAAGCTGACATAAGTCCATGGTAAATAGACACCGGTACTCCTGAATATGCATATAATCCACCACGATTGAATGCAACGTAAAGAGTACCGTTCTCATAGCCAATGCTTGCGATATTGGAAGAAGAAACAGGAATCATATTCATTGGTAAACACCACCTTTCTATTAGAAATAAGAACGTTCTAATAGCATGATACTATAAATATATTTATGTGTCAATATATTGTGCAGAAAATGTGTTCGCATACAATATATTGTACTTTACGTGATTATTTGGATATCCAGAAAGAGGTGAGATAAATATCAACGATCGTAGCATCCATAATTGTATCAGTAATTACAGCAAAAATAGTAGCTACCTATTATTTTAAGAAAGTAGATGGCTATGTTAAAAAAATGTGTGAAATGACAAATGAAAATAATGAAAAAACGCTGTCTATTATACACAAACTTCAAAGAAATCCTCCCCCAGAGGAGTAAGACACTAATACAAGAATAGGAGAAACATAAAGAAAAGTCAATGGTTGTATATCCAGAAAGAGGTGAGTATTATGAGAAACCCAGTAAAAGAAAGGGAGACATGTAGATATACGGCATTAATAAGAAATAATCGCAACACTTCCATCCGAATAAAACCGGACGGAAGTATCACAATTGTGGCCGATCAGATTATTCTGGAATCTGATAAGTGTGATCATCAATCTTGATGAGAGGTTTTGATGGTTCTACATGAGTTGTCCCATTGACATTGGTAAAAACTACTTCGATACCATTGGGATAAGTTGCAATGTCAACAAAACCGTTTTTGAGTTGTTTAAACTCATGCTTGATATCGTGAGGATCACAATTCTTTGGCGGAATAATAGTTATTTCCATAAAAATTCTCCTTTCTCTTGTACTCGGGTATGCCAGTACCCTGTAATACAAGAATAGGAGAGAAACAAAGAGAAGTCAACAAAGGCCGTTCGACAAACTGCTTAAATTTTTATAAACAGTAACCCATACATATCATTTCCCATACCATAAAGAAGAGGTGAGGAAGATGTCAGAATTAAAACTGGTAACAAGAAATATCCGTATTAATGGAATTCAGCATAAAGCCAGTGATATGTCAGAAGAAGAAATCAAATGCCTGCTCATCCAGAGACAGGATGAACTTCTTCTGAGCATGAACTACGAAAGAAAAGCCGCCGGCTAAGGCGGAGAAAGAAGGACAAGCATTATGAAACAGTACATAATCATAGCCCTCTGCATCCTTGCAGGGGAATATGTGGACATCCCGATTTGGTTTAACATTCTCTTTGGGATATCCGCATACTGGGCGGTAGATCAGCTTAGAAAAGTTCAGGAGGAGGAAACATGTTCAGAGACAAAATAAGAGAGATTCTGGAACTTGTACTCAAAGCGGAAGAAAAGAATATTTATGTGGCATACAACTATGACACAGCCACAAAAGCATTAGCGATTATAACAAACACAAAGGTATTTGGCTTTGAAGACAATGAGTATATGGAAGAATGGTCGGAAGAATGCATTCAGTATCTCAAAAGCCTGATCGGGGAGAGAACAGAATGACTGAAGAAGAAAGAATAAGGGAAGTAGAACAGATTTCCAGAAGAACCAAAGAATCCGTCAAGATCCCGCCAGATCAGCAACGAATCATCCGTATTGTTCAATTTAAGAGCGGAAAACTGGCAACTTGTATAGGAACGCTGGAAGATGCCATTCGAAATGCAAAACGAATGGAAGACCTCTACGGACCGATCGAACACATAGAATAAAAAAGACTCATGTAACGCAAATACATGAGCCGGGGTGACTTTCTGCCACTTGGATAATTAACCTATCCAAACTATAACATCCAGGTGTCAGAAAGTCAAGATTTAAGCAGGAGAAACCCTGCTATATTTTTAACCTTTTTCCAGGGGCGCAAGCCTCTTGGAAGCTCGATTAGGGGTATTAGACTTACGACAGGAGATGCTATATGAGGTGGGCATACATCAGAGAGATATGGGATTTTGACAGCACCATAGAGATAGAGGAAAAGCATACAGGAAGGTATGGTGCCAAGGGACAGGAAAGAGAAGAAAAGAGGAAAGCCACTCCGGAAGAGATAGCCAAACAGAATCAGTGGAGAAGACAGAGAGATGTCAGGAGACTGATCAAGTGGAACTTTTCACCCGGTGATTACTGGATGACTCTTACATACAAAAAAGGTGACCGTCCCACATGGGAGCAGATGAAGAAGGACCTGGGAAAGCTGATCCGAAAAGTCCGAACAAAATACCGAAAGAAGGGATGGGAATTGAAATACATCTATCGTCTGGCTATCGGAAAGAAAGGCGGTCCTCATGTACATCTTCTGGTAAATCGCGAAGCAGATCAGGAGACCGGTACCGACCGGATCGTCTCAGAGTTATGGGAGAATGGGCATGTATATTTTGCATCCCTTTATGATGCAGGCGGATATGTGAAACTTTCAGAGTATATCACAAAACCTCTGGAAGAACACGAACCGGATGAGATTAAACGATACAGCTGTTCCCGTAATCTGGTTCGAAAAGAGCCAAAGCAAAAAGAAATCAAAAGAAGAAGCCTGGTAGACCGGCACAAGCAGCCAATCTATCCCAAAGCACCAAAAGGTTATTATGTGGAACCTGAGTCAGTAAAGATGGGAATCAATCCACATACCGGCTATGCATACCGCCACTATACCCTTGTAAAGATAGACAGGAGGATTTGAAGATGGATCAGAAAATGGCGAGAGTAGACATCTCCCTGATTCTTACCAGGAAAATTGGAAAAATAAAGAAAGGCAAGTATACATACATCATTTACAGCAAAGATTTCCCGAAAAGCGCAGGAAATCCAAGCTGTGTATCAGCAGAAGCGGAAGAAACCACAGGAAACCGTCTTGCCCTTTTATGTCTGGCAGCAGCATTACAGAGATTACGCCGTCCATCCCTGCTTACGATCCATACAGATAACAGGTATCTGCAGAACGGATACCAGAGTCTTCCTGCATGGAAAGAAAATGGATGGACCCGGACAGGAAATCAGGAACTGCGCAATGCAGATCTCTGGCAGCAGGTGGACAAGCTGTTCGGTGGTCATGCAGTGCGATTCAAAATAGAGAAAATGGACGAATAACAGAAAGGAGAACACGATGTTTGAAAAATTTGGAAAGATGGATTATGAGGAATTGATCCGCACAGCAGCAGCGGAAAGAGAGGAGGGGGATCTGGAAGCACTGGTCACCTTGGCAGTGGAAAATGGTCTGGAAAAAGAAGATGCAGAAGACTACATGGATTATATCGTGGACTCTCTTGCAACTCCTTACATGGCAGCAGTTGCCAAAATCGAAGGTGAAGCGAAAGAACTGGGAATAAAGGGACATCAGGTTGATCAGAAAGATACCATCCTGGCGTTATTGGATGGAAACGATGAACTGTGCCTTGCTGTGAGAAAGAAAGAGAAATCATTGACGGAATGCCTTGCGAAGATCCTCACTTTTTCGAGCGAGTGTGCAATACAGGTACCGGACGCAATTGTGAAACTGGCAGAATTTCGTATGAATGGCAAAAAAGAAGCCATGCGCAGCCCGGTCTATGAAGGCGGGGAAACTAAGGCAGACGTGCGCAGGATTGCAAAAGAATATTACCTGGAGGCGTAAGATGCAGGGAATTAAAGGATTTTCAAAGGAACTGGCTACTTCATACGGATCCGGAGTAAAACTTGAACCGGGAAAAACCTATAAAGAAGAGGAATGCAAAGTATACCGGAATGGCTGGCATTTCGTTGAATATGCTCCAGACTGCCTGAGCTATTTTCCTTTAGGCGCAGGAAACAGATATTTTTTGATCGAGGCAGCAGGAGACATCAACGAAGAACAGCATTTTCGCTGTTGCTGCACAGAGATTACCCTGGTGAAAGAATTGGATTTAAAAGCATTTGCCGGGATATCCATGAAATACATGATTCAGAATCCCAAAATGGATTGGGAAAGGACAGCTGCCCATCTGCAGATAAAACAGGAAATTGCGCGGGCACAAAAAGACGAGATTGCGATTGCACGGGGAAGAAATCCGAAAGTTTATTTACAGACCGGAGCAGTAGGCGGGCTGATGGAGGAAGATATAAACGGAGTGATTGTAGCTGCCAGAGTTTTTCTGGCCGATAAAGACGGAACATATTTTTTGAATTCCGGAGAGGTACGGAGGGAAGACGATGAAATATAAGCTGATTGAAAAGGTACCGATACCAATACCCAGACATAAGAACAAAAAGGATATCGGAGAAAAGATCATTGTAAAAGCCCAGACTGAGAAAGAGTACCTGATTCTGGATCTGTTCCGGTACAACAGATATATCAGCCGTTATGTATTAAACGCGGAAACCGGGGAGCATGCCGGCAGATATGAACAGGGAGACTGGAACACCCAGAAGCTGATCCGGATCATGGGATACGATCCTTTGTATGAAAGTTTTTATAATTCCAGAATACTTGAAAAAGTCAGGTGGGATACCAAAGAAGATATAGAAACTGTGAAAAATGCCGTACAGACCGTATATTCGGATAAATATCTTCTGTCTAAGATCGAAAGCATGGAAGAGGATTACGGTAAAGAAAAGCGTCTCCGCAGTCTCGATAACAAATACCGGAAGATTGACCGGCTTATGGAAGGGATCACAGATAACGATGAAGAATTTAAAGAGTGGCTTTATAAAATCTGCAGCACAGAAAGATATCTCTTCTGGAACAAAGGAAACAACACTTATGGATGCAGTAACTGCGGCTCTCAGATACTGGAAAAGAATTTGGATAAACCCAGACAGGGAGAAACCAGAAAATGCCCGGAATGTGGACAGCCAGCAGTGGTAAAAAAGAGAACACAGCGGATATGGAGCAAAACAAGAGCCTGCAAGCTGGAACGGATAACTCCGGAATATGGGGTCGCCAGACACTACAGAGCAGAAATTAAACACTGTATAAATGGTCACCGTGTTTTTCTGGAGGAAGGTGTACGTATTCTTTTGTATAACAAAGGACATGTGAGACCAAACTATATGATCTTCTACAACCAGGACGGGGAAACCTATGAGTGGAGTAACGGTCTGACAAGAAGTGACTGGTATACAAGCAACCCACAAAACAAACGGATGGAGGATTGCTTTCTGTATCCTAAAGGAATTCCGGAGGCATTAAAAGGAACAGAGTATGAAAGTGTGACAAATGCTTTTGTGGAGATGGCAAGACTGGGACTCATGCTCAATTACAATTCCCTCATGGCAGCAGGTTGTCGCCTTCACAAGCTGGGAACTATGATGGAATATCTGGCAAAAGGACGTTTTTACCGTCTGTGTAAGGAAACTGCAAGATCATGCTGGGCATATAACGGCTCTTATTCAGGACCCTTATCCGTAAATGGAAACAGCATAGAAGAAGTCATGGGGCTGACGGATAAACAGAAGATCAATCGCCTCAGGGATGAGAATGGTGGATGCATCCGGTTGAAATGGCTCAAATATGCAGAAGCCTATGGCTGTAAGATTCCGAAAAATACCATGGACTATCTGGAAGAAAACAGAATCGCGACAAAAGAAATCGAAGAACTTCCGGATGAGATCACAGACAGAATGAGTATAGAACAGATTGTAAATTATATCCGGAAGCAGGCAGGAAAGCATTATGGGACGCCGCAAAGGGCATTAAGTCAATGGGTGGATTATTTATTCATGCGCAAGGCACAGAATAAAAATCTGAATGACGAATTGTTCTATAAGCCCAAAGACTTGAAACAGAGACATGACGAACTGATAACCGATAAAAAGAAACTGGACACAGTAAGAAGAATGAGTGAAAATCCAGAATTACGGCAGCAGGAAGCCCGGATAATGGAAGAAAAGTTTCCTGGAACAACGGAAGTAATGAAAGAAGTAAAGGAAAAATATGAATTTGCAGCAGAGGGTTACAGAATGATCATGCCGGAGAACCCGGTAGAGATCGTTCGGGAAGGGTATGCCCTGCATCACTGCGCCGGAAGCTCTGAAAGATATTTTAACCGGATAGAGAACAGAGAGACTTTCATAGGTTTCCTGAGACGGGAGCAGGAACCGGGCATCCCGTTCTACACAATAGAATTTGAACCGGGTGGCACGATCCGCCAGAACCGTTCCTACTATGATGAGGAACCGGGGATTGAGGAAATACGCGGATTTCTGAAACTGTGGCAGAAAGAAATCAAAAAGAGACTCACAAAAGAGGATAAGAAACACGCTGCCAAAAGTGCCATTTTAAGGGAACAGAACATAAAGGAACTTCAGAAAAACCAGAATACGTTTGTCCTGAAGAAACTGGAAGAAGATTTTATGGAGGCGATATAAGTGGAAAACATGACAACAGACTATCAGGGATTTAAAAGAGACACAGATCTTGCAGTGGAAAAGATAAGGACAGGGGCAATGACCATGGCCCAGGGTGCTGTAGAACTGGGATATCAGCTTAAAGTCGCAAGAGACACAGGAGTCCTTCAGGAATCCGGCTACAGCTCAATGGGAGAATTTGCCCGTGCAGAATATGGACTCCGCCCGGATCAGACGACGCGATACATACAGCTCAATGATAAATATTCAGAGGATGGATATTCCAGAAGACTGAAAGAAAAATATACTGGCATAGGCAAAACAATCCTGATGGAGATGCTGACGCTTCCGGACATTATAAGTGACGAGATTACAGAGAACTTTTCCAAAGAAGATGTAAGAGCCTTAAGTGCGGAACTGAAAGAGGAAAATGAGATCACAGATCTGGAAGTGATGATGGAAGAAACAGATCAGACACAGGAAGAGCTTCCTTCTATCCTGGAACAGACAGCATATCAGCTGGGGAAAGATCAACCGCAGATATATATAGACCTGTTCGAAACCCTTTACATAAATGAAAGCCAGGCAGCAGCAGAGATCCTGGCTCCGGATGAAGAGAAAATCTATTCCCTCCGTATCCCGGGAACAGGACGCATACTCTTATCACTGAAACTAAGCGAACAACAGGTAAGATTGATCAATGTCCGTTCACAGGAAAAAGAGGATTTCACCTGGCAGCAGCTTGAGGCGGCATTTAGAAAACTTATGGATTTCACAAACGGACCAGAGGAATCCTGGAAAGAACAGTACGGAGAAGAATTTCCAAGAGAAGAGCCGAAGGAAATCAAACCAGATAAGAAACAGTCCAAAGTCCAAAAGGCAAAGAAACCGGAAAAGAAGAAGCCAGAAAAAATAAAACCAACTGGAAAAGTGGAAAACTCTGTGGATAACCATACAGAAGGTCAAAAAACAGCAGTTCCAGAAAAAGAGGACTCCGTACCAGGAAAGCCTAAAGCAGATTTCCATTCTGAAACGCCGGAATCTCAACCGGAAAACATAGAAAAAAGTCAAGAAACAGCACTTTCAGAGCCAGAACCACAGATTCCAGGTCAGGACAGCATTGAAAACCATCCGGAATATATGCCCAAACCCGTAGAACCGAAAGAACAGGAAATTGCGCCGGCGCAATCCGGATCAGAGCCACCGGCAGCAGAACCTAAGACCAGAAAAGAGTATATAGATACATTAACAGCTTATGGTACAGCTGAGTATATAGCGAGAGTCATGCGGCAGTTTGCAAACAAGACATACAACACACTTCTGGATCCGGTCTTCTGGAATGAATGGTTAAACGGAAAAGTAGATCATAACGGAAGACCTTGGGAAGATTAAGGGTGCCTTAAAATTCACATAGATACATCCTTCCTGTGTGAGCCTGTCAGATCACAGGAAGGGGAAAGGAGAAAAATGAATCTCAGACAGAAAAAGAAATTATTTAGAAAAGTAACCGGTCAGAATCCTCCGGGATGGATGCATTACAGTAGCCGCCGGTTCCATAATTTTCTTTGCAAACCCTGGGGCGGTCTGGCAGAGCTGAAGAAACAGGCAGCCACCAGAGCAGTAGAAGACTTTAACTGGAATATTTCAAGGAGAAATGAATGGATAAGATCGTCACATCGATACAGGAGATAAATTTAGAGGACATCAGATTCCCGATCATTGCAGTATTTGAACACCCGGAAGATTATCCGACGAAATCTGTAGGCAGAATATTTGAATTAACCAAACCAACAGATACCGTGATCGTAAAAGATACACTGGAAGAATTACAGAAAGATATTCAGACACACTGGATAGGGATATTCTTCCGGAGAACAGAATTTGATGTACCATCAATGAAAGGATACTGGGTATGAATCAGGAAGGATTGTTATTCCCAAAAGGAACCATTAGAAAAAAACGAAAGAAGCACCACAAAAGTATCATAGACAGAGATGCAAAAGGTCAGTGCTTCATCTGCGGAAAAACAGGTTATACAGAACGCCATCACATCTATGGCAGTGCAAACCGCAAATACTCCGAGCAATATGGCTTAACCGTATATCTTTGCCCGGAATGTCATAGAACATCAGAAATCGCCGCACATAGGAACAAAGAAGTCAGAATTACCTTGCAGCGGATCGGCCAGAGGACATTCGAAAAGAAGTGTGGCAGCAGAGAAGAATTTGTAAAACTATTTGGTAAAAACTATCTGGAGGATGAAAATGAGCACAAGAGCAGAAATATGTAAACATAGTACAGGACACATCGGAGCTGTAGCAGTATATACCCGTCCCACCTGTCCGAACATGCATATCATCAAAGGTAAATATGTTACAGCCAGAACGAACTGCAAGGAATGCAGATTCTACGAGGAGAGGAAATGAATTTATATGAAATCACAGACATAAAGACAGGAAAGACTATAGAAGCGGCGGTTACACTGAAACAGGCAGCAGAAAGACTGAAGTGTTCCGGAAGTGCAGTATCAGGAGCTTATTATGGAAATTATGCAATTGGTCATAGATATGCAATAGAAGTGGTAGATACAGCCATTGCAAAACAGGATCCAATATGGACCGAATGGGAAATGCGAAGAAACTGGTTTTTAAAATTATGTGGGAGGACATAAGAATGACAGGAAAGAACAAAGAAGGCTATCCGGATCCGACAGCCAGCAAAGCAATCCGGGCAGCAGATCATATGCCAGAGCATACATATAGAGATTATTGCATACTCAGAGCAATGGCATACCGCATGGGATTAAAGATAACCAGGATAAAAGATTTAGGATCTGGAAATGAATGGAGCCGATAAAAAGAAGGAGGCCGGGAACTATCAAAAGCTCCCGGCTAAAAGTATGAAAAAGAAAAAGTTTTATTTGCAATTACTCTTTGCTCTGTACAAGTAATAATATACCCGGAAAATGTGAGTAATATGCGATACAGATTTGAAGAATTTGTGAAAGGGGAGCGATACCGATGGACAAGAATATCCTGGAACAGTACATAGAATTAAAAGGGGAAATACAGGATTTGCAAGATAGGATAGACAAAGATGAACGCAGACTTGCGAAAATAGAAAAAGAAGGCGTAGTATCCGATACAGTAAAAGGAACCAGAAGTAATGGAACCTTTGGCTCAATCAAAATCACCGGCTATCCGTTTCCTGAATGTGATCAGGTAAAAAGCATGATAAAGAAAAGAGTAGCAAAATTACATATCTTAGAGGATGAGCTTCAGAATGCGATTAATGAGGTGGACAATTTTATTGAGAAAGTTCCCAAAAGTGACCTGAGAATGATATTTCGATTTAAATATCTGGACGATATGACCTGGGCAGCAGTTGCCTTAAATATGAATGAACGCTTTCCAAAAAGAAGAACCAAGTATACAGAGGACAGCTGTAGGATGCGTCATGACAGGTATCTGGAAAATAATTAAAAAAAATAACAAAATGTTCGGTCACGTTCGCTTTAAATATAGTAAGCTATAAACTGAACTCAGTGAAAGATCATACAGAGTTCTCCTTCCCTTAGATGACTGCCAGTACCCACCTGGCAGATCACCAGAACATCTCACCGAGAGGGAGTGAGCGTGAGCCATGGAGCCGCAGGTTCGAATCCTGATGTTCTGCTTTTCTCCTATGGAGAAATTCAAATCACATACATTTTTGAAATGCCCTGTAGAAGTTACAGGGCATTTTTGAATAGAAAGGGCTAGATATATGAAAAATAAAGTGCTAAAATATACCAAAATGTATGTTAGGAGAAAGAAAATGGAGAAAATAAATGGACAGCAAATCATAGATTTTCTTAATAATAAATGGCATGGTGCTAGATGCCCTTTATGTGGTGAAGGAAAATGGAATGTCACAGATAAAATTTTTGAATTGAGAGAATTTAATAATGGAAATTTTGTTTTGAGCGGACCCAATGGTGCTATTACTCCAGTTATTCCAATAACGTGTGCAAACTGCGGTAACACAATATTGATAAATGCATTAGTTGCAGGACTATTAAAGGAGTAATACATGTTACCGAGAGATGATAAAATAACAAGCTTTAATTTAGACAGCAGTAGTTCAATTAATAAAAATCAACCCCAAACAGAATTCCAAATTGAAGATAATTGGATTCCAGATAATGCAAAAAAAGGATATCATGAACAAAGATTAAGCCAATCTAAATGGGCATTTAGACTCAGCTTTTGGGGGAGCATTGCTGGATTTGTTATTATTGTGGTTGCAATACGGCATAGTACTGGATTAGACAATGTGGAATGGCCGGGAATAGTTTCAGGAGTAGTTATTGAGGCGGTTTCAGCCTTATTTTACGGATTGTCTAATAGAGCAAATGAAAAAATAACAGAATTTTTTAGCGAACTAACAAAAGATTCAAATGTTAAAGCGGCAATGAAACTGTGTGAACAGGTAAAAAATGATGATGTAAGAGATTGCTTGCTTGTAAAATTATCTTTACATCTATCGGGCATTTCTGAAGAAAAAATTTGTAAAGATTTCAAAGAAATATGTAATGTAGAAAAAAAGACATGTAATCGATCAGAAGAAATGACTGTTTTGAATTCAGAAAAAGAATAAATTGTTCATGAGTGTAAAATATATGGGTACATTCAATAAGGAACAGTGAAATATAATTTAAAATTATAACAAAGAGTAAGATTTAAGAAGAGGCAGCCTTCAGGGCTGCTTTTTCTATACTCAAAAACGAAACGAATGAGAGGTGGTGAGTCTGAGTGACAAAAAAGCAGAAAATATTTGCAGATGAATACCTGATAGACTTAAATGCCACAAGGGCTTACCGGGTAGCATATCCATCTGTAAAGAAAGACGAAACAGCAGCGGCAGCAGCAGCCAGAATGTTAAGAAATGTTAAGGTTGCAGCTTATATTCAAGAAAGGATGCAAGAGCGCCAGAAACGGACAGAAATCACTCAGGACAGGGTACTGAAAGAACTGGCTGCCATAGCTTTTGCTAAAGCTACAGACTATGCAGAAGTTAAAGACGGGCAGGTAAACATAAAAGACACAGCAAACCTGGATGAGCAGCAGATCAGAGCTATTGCCGGGATAAAAGAAGGCAAATTCGGCATTGAAGTGAAATTAAATAATAAAGAGCAGGCCTTGGAACTTCTTGGAAGACACCTGGGAATGTTTAAGGATAAACTGGAAGTATCCGGATTGGATGAAGAGAAAAAGAAACTGGGAGACATCCTGGAACAGCTCCGAGGGGGTGGTTAACCTTCATGAGTTCTCAGAGATTAGTATTATCAGATAAATACAAAGCATTTCTACATTGCAGTGCTCCGGTAGAATTTCTTGAAGGAACCTGACTACGGCAGCAGGAAAAACAACAGTAGGACTTTTTAAATTCATGTGTAAGGTTGCCGAATCTCCAAAGAAACTGCATATTCTCGCAGCAGACGATACAGGAACAGCAGAAAAGAATATCATCAATAAAGATTTAGGGATTTTGGACGATTTTGGAATTTTGGTAGAGTACAACGGCTCTGGAACAAAAGATGATAAGATTCCCCATTTATTGTTTCATGCCCCACAAGGCGATAAGACAATATACGTTCTTGGCTATGGTAACAAAAAGAAATGGAAGAAAGCTTTAGGCGGACAGTATGGCTGCCTATATATCGATGAAGTTAATACAGCAGACATCGACTTTGTGCGTGAAGCATCTATGCGTTGTGATTATCTTATGGCAACTCTCAACCCGGATGATCCAACTCTGGACGTATACAAAGAATATATCAATTGTAGCAGACCTTTGCCGGAATGGGCAGACAGCACACCACAGGAAATAAAAGATGAATTAAGAGAAGAACCAAAACCCGGATGGGTCCATTGGTTCTTTTCTTTTGACGATAATGCCGGACTTCCAGAAGAAAAGAAGCAACAGATTATCCAGAATACACCGAAAGGCACAAAGATCTGGAAAAACAAGATTCAGGGCTTGCGAGGAAAAGCAACAGGATTGATATTCCCGAACTTCAGCAGGAAACAGCATGTCGTTTCAGAGAAATGGGTAAAAGCCCAGATGGCAGCAGGAAAGCTGAAATTCAAAAAGTTCACCTGTGGCCTAGATACTTCGTACTCTTCAAAGTCTCCGGATACAATCGCAATGATGTTCCAGGGAATTACAGAGGACAGGAGATTGATCACACTGGCTGAAAAAGTATACAGCAATAAAGATCTGGATCAGCCGCTCGCTCCTTCCGATACAGCCGTAAAATTCATAGAGTTTTTGGAGAAATGCCGAAAGGACTGGGGATTTGCAAAAGATACCTTTGTTGATTGTGCAGATGCTGCTACGATCACAGAATTGAGAAAATACAAACGTCTTCATGGCTGCATGTACAACTTTGTAGAATCTTACAAAAAAGTAGAGATTCTGGATAGAATCAAGCTTCAACTTGGATGGATTCAACAGGACTGCTATCTGGTTGTAGATACATGCACCAATCACATAGCTGAATTGGAGAAATATTCCTGGGATGAGGAAAAAGATATCCCAGAAGACCGAAACGACCATACGATCAACTCCCAGCAGTATGGCTGGATCCCATATCGGAATATGATCGGATTCGAAACGGAGGAAACGAAAAGGTGAAATGGATGGATAAATTAAACGAGAATATAAAGAAGACAGTCCGGAGCTGGCTGAATGTGCTCCCGGCTAATCCATATAATTTCCAGATTAATGAGATATTGGATTTCGAGGGACATGCGATCCGCAACAGGATCTGGTACAGAGGAGACGGAAATGAACTGGAACAGTTCTATCAGCAGAATCAGGAATATGCAGACAGACATAAGTTCTGGGCAAGCAGATGCACTCCTGGAATGGATATGAGAAAGATACATACAGGCCTGCCGGGATTAATCGTACGCACGCTTTCTTCAGCAGTCCTTCCTGACATGGAAGACTTTGAGTTTGAGTCACCAGCTCAGGAACAGCTATGGAAAGAGATGGGAAAAGAAAACCGGTTTCGGAAAAAGATAGAAAGCGCTTTGAAAGAAACATTATATATTGGCGATGGAGCCTTTAAAGCAGTCATTGACACAGAACTCAGTGATTACCCGATTATAGAATGGTACCCGGGAGACAAAGTGGAATTTGTTTATCAGAGAGACAGGATCCGCGAAATAGTATTTAAAACCCCGTACCATGAGAAAGGCAGGACGTATGTTCTGAATGAAAGATACGGATATGGATACATCATAAATGAACTATATCGGGGAAACAAACTTGTGGACATTAAAACGATTAAGGCTACAGAAAATCTTAAAGACGTTACATTTGATGATTCAGTAATTCTTGCAGAGCCATTTATGATCTACGAATCTGCGAAGTATGAGGGCAGAGGCGGAAGTATTTTTGATGGAAAGCTTGATAATTTTGATTCTCTGGACGAAACATGGAGCCAATGGATGGACGCATTAAGGTCAGGAAGGGCAAAGACTTATGTACCAGAATGCCTGATACCTCATAATCCGGAAACAGGCGAGCTTGTCAGACCTAATCCTTTCGATAACCGTTATTTTTCTGCAGACGGAGACATGAGAGAAGGACAGAGCAATCAGATTATCACAGAACAGCCTGTTATCCCGCATGAAAGCTATCTGGCATCTTATGTAACTGCGCTGGACCTGTGTCTGCATGGAGTGATCAGCCCGTCAACGCTGGGAATTGATACTAAGAAACTGGATAATGCCGAAGCTCAGAGAGAAAAAGAAAAGACAACACTCTACACCAGAAATTCCATCGTAGAAGCAATGCAGGAAACACTTCCGGCCGTGGTAGGGATGTGTATCAATGCAAATAACATTCTTCATGGACAGCAGGTAGAAGAGGTGAATGTAAATATTCCATTTGGAGAATACGCTAACCCTTCTTTTGAGAGTCAGGTGGAAACTGTGACGAAAGCAAAACAGGGTGGAATCATGAGTATTGAACGTTGCGTAGAGGAACTTTATGGCGATAGTCTGGATGAACATTGCAAAGAAGAAGAGATAGCCCGTCTGAAAGCAGAACAGGGCATACAGGATCTGGAAGAACCGTCCATCAACATGAAACTTGGTGATTTTGAAGTAGATACAGGAGGCGGATCAGGTGAAGGTTAAAGTAAACAACCGAATATACCGGATGAATAGAGAAAAATACCAAGGACTTCTTAAAATCGCCAAAGAGCAGGTCACACAGGGAATATATGCTATCGAAAGAGAAGATTATGCGGAACTTCGATGTGATCATTGCGACAGCATTACAAAATTGAAGGAACTGACACGACAGTTTAAGTCTCAAGGATTCAAGGTATTGTCTAATGGCAAGGATAAATGATGAATACGATATTGGAGCTGCTTTTGAAGCTATAGAGAATGAACTCATAGCATCCATGATCCGCAATATGGAATCTCATAAGCAGGAAGAAATTGACGAAGACAAACAATGGCCCATGTGGCAGGCAGAAATGTTGAAATCCCTGGAAGAATATAAACATAATAATCAAAAGAAATATGGCAAACAGTTTAAGGATATCAATGCAAAGATAGCGGAGCTGATTCGGACTGCAAGAGCAGAAGGAAATATGCAGCAGGAGATTACTATTCTGAATGCCATAAAAAAAGGCTTTCCGGCAAATAAAATAAGCAAGGGAGGTAATGCAGAATTTTTTAAGCTGAATGATCGGAAGCTGGAGGCTCTGATCAAAGCTACAACAAATGACATGAAGAAAGCAGAAATTGCAGTGCTTCGCATGGCTAATGATCAATATCGGAGAATTATTTATAATGCTCAGGTATACGCCAATACCGGTGCAGGAACCTATGAAAAAGCTGTGGATATGGCAACTAAGGATTTCCTTAAGGCAGGTCTAAACTGTGTAGAATATGCCAATGGTGCCAGACATACCCTTGCAGACTATGCAGATATGGCAATCCGAACAGCAGCCAAAAGGGCATACTTGCAGGGTGAGGGAATGAAACGCCGGGAATGGGGCGTGTACACAGTGATTATCAATAAACGTGGCAGCGGCTGTCCTTGTTCTTTGTGTGTTCCATTCGTGGGAAAAGTCATGATCGATGATGTATGGAGCGGAGGTCCGAAAGACGGAGTATCTCCCATGACAGGAATTAAGTACCCGCTGATAAGTGCTGCCATAGCAGCAGGACTTTATCATCCCCGATGTCGTGATAGCCATATGACCTATATTGAAGGAGTCAGTACTCCGCCTGATGGGAAATATACCAGAGAAGAGCTCAACAACCTTGCAGAAAAAAACGCCAGGCGGGAACGTCAGCAATATGCTGAACGCCAGGAAAAGAAATACAATAGGCTGTCACAATTCTCTCTGGATCCGGAGAACCAGAAAAAATATGAGCAAAAGCAAAAAGAATGGAAACATGTCCGGATGAGAACGGGCAGTGTAGACAGCCGAGAGCACATAGACTTCAGGGATTTGGAGAAACTGCAAGGTGTTAAAGATATTACGGAGGAATGGAAAAAAACAGCAACACCGAATTCTTATGATATTGAAGAAATACGTCAATATAAAATTGGAGATTCTGTATATACAGTGGATGGGAAAAATGTTTTATTGGATTATTCTGATAAAGAACGACGAATTGCTGAGTTACTAAAGGAAGAGCTTGGAGGAAAAATATCTATGGTTCCCAGGGTACTGAATCCACAGGGAATATCTACACCAGATTACATATTTAGGAATGAAGCATTTGATTTGAAAGAATTATCTGGGACGAGCAAAAACCTGGTGTATAACGCAATTGCCAAAAAGAAGAGACAGGCATCAAACTTTATACTTGATATTTCCAAGAGCCCATTAGATGAAAATGAGATTATCCGGCAGATAGAAGAGGTATATTGGTCAAGACACACTATGTTTGTACAGAAAATCATTGTGATCAAAGATGGAAAAATAAGAAAGATATATAAAAGAAACAGGGAGAAATGATGGCCCAACCCAAAATGTGGGGGTCAGGTATCATTCCTCCCTGTTAAGATATCTTATAAAGATTTTACAACAATATTCACAAAAGTGCAATATAAAAATCATCGGTCAGAAATGGCAGGTGGTATTTTTATACTCTTTTTTAAAATTGCGCCGGCACAACAGAGGGAGGTGAGAACATGAAAATCGAAGTTATCCATAATTTCTACGATAAAGAAAACAATCTGAAACTTCGAAAGGTCGGAGACAAATATTCAGTATCAAAAGAAAGAGGGAAATATCTTATAACATTAAAAGTAGCAAAAGAGATCCCAGAACAGAAAGGCGGTGATCCAGAATCTCCCGCTGAGGCGTAGGGTGAAACGCCTTATTTTTATGCCCGAAGGCTTAAAACTACGCGGAGACACCGGGCTAACAACTGTTCATGTGAGACACACGTAAAACTGTATTCGTGCAGACAGCACATAAAAAACTGTAAAGGAGCATGTAAAAATGTATAAGAGATTCAGATGCAAATTATCAATGAACCTGCAGACATTTGCAGAAGGCGGAACTGGTGACGGTGGAGGAGGTTCAGGAGCGGAAGGCGGAACACCACCAGCAGGAACACAACAGACGCCACAGTTTGATTATGATAAACTGGCCAGTCTGATCGCAGGAAAGCAGAGCGTAACAGAGGAATCTGTTTTAAAAGGCTATTTTAAACAGCAGGGGCTTTCAAAGGAGCAGGTGGACCAGGCAATTGCATCATTCAAACAGCAACAGGCGGCAAATACTCCTGATGTGGCAGGACTGCAGAGTCAGATCACAGAGACTCAGAACCAGTTGACAGCAGCACAGGCAGCAGTGCAGGCCGCAAAGGTTGAAAACGCAGCTACAATGATGGCAGTATCCCTGGGACTTGATGCAAAGACAATTCCATACGTCTTGAAAATGGCTGATCTTAGTCAGGCAGCAGGACAGGATGGGAAGATTAACGAAGAAGCACTGAAAACAGCACTTAATACGGTATTGGAAGCTGTTCCGGCTTTGAAACCACAGGCTGACGGAAAGACCGGCTTTACTCAGGTGGGAACTGGCGGCAATCCGGCACAGCATTCTCAGACAACTACAAACCAGACAGCAGTACCAACAAAACGTTGGAATCGCTGGAATTAAAAGAAAGAAGGTATAAACTATGGCATTAAATTATGCAGAACAGTGGAGCCCGGAGCTCCTTGAAATCCTGATGCAGGGAACCCTGACATCTCCATTTGTAACCAGCAATGTTAGATGGCTCGATGCCAAGACATTCCATTTTACCCAGATGAGCACATCCGGATATAAGAACCACAATAGAAAAGGCGGCTGGAATGTTGGTTCTTATGAACAGAAAGATGTACCATATACACTGACACACGACCGTGATGTTGAATTTATGGTAGATAAAGCAGATGTGGATGAGACAAATGCTACAGCTTCCATCCAGAACATTTCCCGCGTGTTTGAACAGACATGGGTAGTTCCGGAAACAGATGCACTGTTCTTCTCCAAGGTGGCTCAGGAAGCTCAGAAGACAGAAGAATATCATGGATCCACAGCAACATCCGCATACACAAAGGCAAAAGTTTTCGGTATGCTCAAAGATATCCTTGCAAAAGGAAAACTCAGAAGATACAAAGCAAATGGTTCTCTGCTTATGTATGTTCGCAGCGAGCTTATGGATGCTCTGGAGCAGTCTACAGAGTTCACCAGAAAGATTGAAATGACCCAGATTGCAGAAGGTGGTCTTGGAATTGAAACCAGAGTGACTGAGATTGATGGCGTGCCGATCATGGAAGTTATTGATGATGAGCGCTTCTATGATGCATTCAACTGGGAACCGGAAGGCGGCGGATTTGAGCCACTCAAAAAAGCATCCGGAGTGACAGGAGCACACAAGATCAATGTGCTGGTTGCCTGCGGCCAGACCTGCAAAACCGTACCAAAGATTAACAGTATTTATTACTTTGAGCCAGGCGGACACACCAAAGGAGACGGATACCTGTATCAGAACAGATCTTTTTCTGATGTATTCGTGTTCCCGAATGGACGTGATGGCAAAATTGACAGTATCTATGTTGACGTAGACACAACAGAGGTTGGTGCCTGATCGGAGGGCGTCATATGAGATATAAATCATATGCAACAGAAAGCTATTATCTGGATACCTATGAAGGAATTCTGATACCTGAAGATGAAATAGAAAAAGCATTAAAGCAGGCAAGCAGACATGTAGATTCCCTGACCTACAACAGGATTGTAGGCCGGGGATTTTCAAATCTTACGGAATTTCAACAGGAAATTATCCGGGAAGTTATATGCAGACAGGCAGAATTTGAGTACGAGAATGCAGACGAAATAAGCAGCGTCCTGTCCTCTTACAGCATTAACGGCGTATCTGCCCAGTTTAGTAGTTCATGGAATGTATTTACAGGAAAAGGCATTGCAATGAAGAGAGACGACTATACACTTCTCTGTCAAACCGGCCTTTGCTGCCAATTAGCGAGGTGATCATATGAAATATCCATGTCTGGTACCCAGACGGTTATGTAAAACAGATATCAGCCTGTCGTTTGACAGAGAAGGTTTAAATGAGTACGGAGAACCGCTGGAACCTATACAGTATTCAGGAAAATGTAATTATCAGGATAAAGCCCGGACAGTGTTGACTGCTGAAAAGAAACTGATCCGGATCACAGGGACAGCCTTGTTTTGCGGGGATATATGCCCGGAACTTCCGGTCATATCCGGCGGTGAGGCTGTCATATTTGGTGTAAAAAGGCAGATCGAACAGGGAACAAAGGCACGAAATTCTGACGGTTCAGTAAATTATACGGAGGTTCAGTTAATATGATCCGGGTAAATTCAACAGTGAGATTGAATCTTCCTAAAATCCGAGAACTCTCAGAGATGCAGGTGAAAGCTCTGGAACAGACGGCAGAAGCGCTTCACACAGAAGTGGTACAGGCTCAGGTTTTCCCGAGAGATACCGGAAACCTGCAGAATGAAAGCACGTTCGTGGATACTTCCAAAAGCAAACAGGGGAAAGTATCCATAGTATCATCAACTCCATATGCCAGAAGGCTGTATTTTCATCCGGAATATCATTTCCATACAGACGAAAACCCGAACGCAAAAGGAAAATGGTATGAAGACTGGATTCCGGGAGGAAGAGAGGCAGATTACTGTACAAATGCATTTAAACGAATCTACAGGAGGCTGACAGGAATATGACATTAGCAGACGTGAGAGACTATATAGCTTCCCTTGAATTGGCGGAACACGTATACATGGGGAAACTTCCGGATAAGGAAGATAAATCCGTTGGGGTATACAACAGCAAGCATCAGTATCCACAGCACATAGCACTTGGAGGCCCCGCTCAGGAAGGATACGGACAGAAATATGTAACTTTGCTGATACATTGGAACAAATCTCCAGGGGATACCGAAAAAACAGCCATAGAACTGTTTGAGGCGCTCAGACAGGCAAGGGATGTAACGGTTAATGATGAAACCATTAAATTTATACAGCCACTTTATGAGATCCAGAATGTTGGGACAACTGATGCTGGAATTTACGAAATGGTAATAGAGATGGCTGTTATTTATGAGAAGAAAGGAAAACAGAATGAAACGTAAAGCTTTACAGATGAATTTACAGAAATTCGCAGGAAAAACAAATGTATTTCCGGTTCTGGACAACAAGTTCAAAGTTGGAAAGGCAAAGGAATCAGCAACAACCATTGCAGATATGGAGACATTTTCCGTAGAGTTTTCTAATGGTGTGGAAACCTGGACTCCTATGGACCAGGAAGGCTGGCAGAGAGCCCTGATGACTGCAAAGGCGGTTACCATCACTCTCAGTGGAAAGAGAAACATTGGAGACACAGGAAACGACTACATTGCAGGAAAACAGTTCAGTAACGGACATGATGCAGAAGGATATTTTGAATGGGAGTTCCCGGATGGAACAACAGTATCCTGGGATGCCGCTGTATTTGATGTTAAGAACTGTGGTGGTGGGGATTCCACAAATGTAGCTGCATTAGAGTTTGATGCAATCAGCAATGGCAAGCCTACTGTAACACCCGCTGTATAAGGAGAAGAATAATGGCGAAAAAAGTAAATATTACAGAAAAACTGGAACTGGATGGCAATCCATCCCTGATTATTGGCAAAGAGGAGTTAGAAGTAAACGCAGATGCAGCAACCATGTTAAAGATCATGGGAAAATATTCAGAATTTACTTCAGAAAATGCTACAGCAAAAGATATTCTGGATTTGTACAATTTAATGCTTCCGGAGGAGAGTCGGGAAAAGATTGAAAAAATGAAACTCAGCTTTAATGATCTGACGACAATCGTTATGGAAGCCCAGAAACTTATTGTAGGAGAGGAAGAAACTGCGGGGGAAGCTCTGACCCATACTATGACCTGATTGAAGATTATGACCTGATCGTATCTTCCTTCCAGTCACAGTATGGGCTGAGATTGTCGAGAGAAATACACAAAATGTCATGGACAGAGTTTAAACAGATGCTTGTGGGAATTGACAATAAAACAGCGCTTGGAAGGATTATCGCAATACGTGCAGAGGATGATAAAGAAGTTCTGAAGACTTTTACAAAGGAACAGCATCGGATCAGAAATGAATGGAAAGAAAAACATGCAAAGGTAGTGGCTGAATCCATATCAAAACAGGAAATGGATACCGCTATGGATGGATTTAAAAATGCCTTTTTACGAATGGCTGGATTAGGAGGTGACTGAAACTACATATGGCAACAAGTATAGGACAGATTGCACTTGATCTTGTAGTAAACCAGAACCAGTTCCAGCAGCAGATGAACGGCATTACCAAACTGGCAAAAAAAGCAGGTGTTGCACTGGCAGCAGCTTTCGGAACCAAGAAATTAATTGACTTTGGTAAACAGTGCCTGGAATTAGGTTCTGATTTGGCAGAGGTCCAGAACGTAGTAGATGTGACGTTTCCTCATATGACTGCAAAGGTCGATGAATTTGCAAAGTCTGCAGCACAGAGCTTCGGTCTCTCGGAGACTATGGCGAAACAGTATACTGGTACATTTGGAGCCATGGCAAAAGCTTTTGGATTTACAGAACAGCAGGCTTACGATATGGGTTCCACTCTGACCGGATTAGCCGGAGATGTAGCTTCATTTTATAATCTGAGTCAGGACGAAGCTTACACAAAGCTTAAATCTGTATTTACAGGTGAGACAGAGTCTTTAAAGGATCTGGGCGTTGTAATGACTCAGACAGCCCTTGACAGTTATGCGTTGGCAAACGGATTCGGCAAAACCACTTCGCAGATGACAGAAGCCGAGAAAGTAGCTTTACGGTATTCATTTGTGCAAAAGCAACTGTCAGCAGCTTCCGGGGATTTCGCAAGGACATCTGGAAGCTGGGCAAACCAGGTCCGTATCCTGAAGCTACAGTTCGATTCTCTGAAAGCAACGATTGGACAGGGACTGATCAATTTATTTACGCCCATCATTAAAGCAGTAAATACTCTGATCGGAAAATTAGCAACTCTGGCAAATGCATTCAAAAGCTTTACGGAGCTGATAACAGGCAATAAATCATCGGGAACAAGCCAGATTGCATCAACAGGCGCGGCGGCAGCTGATGCGGGAGCTGGTATGGAAGATGCCTCCCAGTCTGCCGACAACATGGCAGATTCTACGAAGAAAGCCGGAAGTGCTGCGAAAAAAGCAGCAAAAGAGATGCGCTCTCTGATGGGATTTGACCAGATCCAAAAGCTAGATAGCCCATCTGATGCAGAATCTGATTCGGATTCTGGCACAGCAGGTGGCACAGGAAATCCCGGAGTCAATCTGGGAGATGCTGTTGATTTTGGAAAACTGGCAGAAGGAGATACAACTATTGATAAAACCAACAAGAGTTTGGATAAACTTCTGAAACGCTGTAAAGAACTGGCTAATATCTTCAAAAAGGGATTCCAGATTGGCTTTGGGGATTCCCAGAAGAAAATAAAGTCTATCAATGACAGTATTAAAAATATAGGAAAAACACTTAAGGAAATATTTACAGATCCGACTGTTGTAGAGTCAGCAAATCATCTCTTAGACTCCCTGGCATTATGCTTTGGGAAAATGGTTGGTTCCTTTGCAAGAATAGGATTAACCATAGCTGACAATCTGATTGGCGGATTTGATAAATATCTCACAGGAAGCAAGGATTACATTAAGGAAAAACTGGCATCTATTTTCGATATCAGAGCAGAAATTGCAGATTTAGAAGGTGATTTTTATGTTGCTATGGCTGACATTTTCGATGTATTCTCCGGGGAAACAGCTAAAAGCATTACCGGACACATTATAGGAATTTTTGCCGATGGAGTTCTTGGAGCTTGCGAGGTACTCTTGAAATTTACAAGGGATATAGAACAGATTTTTACCTTGCCTGTTACCCAGAATGTAGACAAGATAAAAACAGCAATCGAAAATACACTGGTTCCGATTGAAATAGTTCTGAATACCCTGCACCAGGCGGTTGTAGATACATTTGAAAAGATATCTGAAACGTACGATCAATATGTAAAACCTTTCATGGATTCTCTTGCACAGGGAATTTCAGATATCGTAGGTACCTTCCTTGATGCATATAATACATACATTGTTCCTGTCCTGGATTATCTGGCGGATAAGTTCAGCACAGTGTGGGCAGAACATATACAACCCGCACTCAACGGAGTCATCGAACTGATTGGCAAGATCTTTGAGAATTTACAGGCATTATGGGAAACACTCCTGGTACCTGTGATCAACTGGATCATTGCAACTATTTTACCTATTTTAGGACCGATTATTGCTAACATCGGAGATCAGATTTTCGATCTGCTGGCTGTTGCAGGTGATGTGATCAAGGGAATCACGGATATTCTGGGAGGATTCATTGATTTTTGCACGGGTGCTTTTACTGGAGATTTTGATAAATGCTGGCAGGGAATTGAAGAAATTATAGAGGGATTCAAGACTATTGCTGAATCAATCTTTAAATATGTGAAAGAACATATTTTTCAGCCATTTATTGACTTTATAAAAGGAGTCTTTGAAGGATCCTGGGCGGGAAGTTTTAAAACGCTCAAAACAATACTGAACACATTTGGGAAATCTGTAAGCCGGATCTGGTCGGATATAAAACAGATATTTAACGGAATCATTGATTTTGTTACGGGTGTTTTTACAGGAAACTGGACACAGGCATGGGAAGGTATCAAAAATATATTTGGTGGAATATTTGACGGATTAATAACTCTGGCTAAGACACCACTGAATGTAGTTATTGACATTATCAACAGCCTGATGGAAAAACTTAACTCTGGTCTATCGGCAATAGAGAACGCATTTTCATTCAGTTATGATTTCAAGAATCCTTTTACAGGTACCCGGCATTATGGACATTATGGTCTGTCTCTTCCCAGAGTGCCGACCATACCTCCTCTTGCAGAAGGTGGATTTGTGAAGAAGAACACTCCACAGCTGGCAATGATTGGTGATAACCTTCATCAGGGCGAAATAGTCTCACCGGAGAATAAATTGCGCGAGATGGCGATTGAAGCAGCCAGAGCCGCATCCGGAAATGGGATTACCAGGGATGAGTTCGAAAGAATCATCAATAATGCGGTTATGCGTATTGTTGCAGCCCTGTCAGAAATGGGATTTTATCTTGACAGTACACAGATCGCAAAAGCGAGCAAGACAGCACAGGAAATTATTGATATCAGATACAACACAGTAGGAGTAGGCTGATGGCAAGAAAAATTTTATGGTCAGGGAGTGTAACGCTCCCTGCTCCAACAAGCATTACAGTAAATGACGAGATAATATGGACTTCTGACACAGGCAGAACATTAGCAGGATATATGGTAGGTGATCCTGTAGCAGAAAAGAAAACAGTATCAATTAAATGGGGAATACTTACGGAAGCACAGATGGCAGTTATAAAAAGTACATTGGTTCCGGGGTATTTCCCATTTTCGTTCCGTGATGACGGAATCGATATTACGATACAGTCATACAGGGGAACATTGTCAAAAGAACAGATTGGATGGCTGAGTGATGGAATATTTTATTACAAAAGCGCATCGGTTGACATAGTGCAGAGGTAACAAAATGATCAATACATCAAATGCATATAAAAATACAATCAAAGAAAACAGAGTAATTCATAATCAGGTAAGAATTACTTTTACGGATGGCAGTATAAAGACAGCAGCAGATACAGAACTCTTGCAGTTTGGAATTACAGATGAGACATCAAATAACAGCAGCTTTGATATTGGTTCAGCTATTGCAAAACAGATTACTGTTAAGATCAACAATACAGACGGAGAATTAACGAAAAAGAATTTTTCCGGAGCTGAGCTAAGTGCAAAAGTTGGTCTGGAAGTGAATGGAACAGTGGAGTGGTTAGATAAGGGGACATTTTACGCAGAACCTGGAAAAGATACAGGTGATACCGTGACAGTATCAGCCTTTGACAAAATGCTGTCTTTTGACCAGCCATATACCAAAAGCAAACTGGCATATCCAGTTACGCTGAGAGAAATCTTACAGGATGCATGTACTTGTTGCGATGTCTCACTGGCTGCGGATACAGCAACCTTTGATAATTCAGATCTGACGGTGGAGAGCAGACCTGACGATTCAGCGTTGACATTCAGACAGATAATCCAATGGGTCGCACAGATTGCCTGCAAATACGCAAGAATCAATAATGATGGACAGCTGACTTTGAAATGGTACGATACATCACTGCTCGGATTGTCGGTATCAGATATGCAGGATAATAACAGAATAGTCAAAATTGATACCATGAAAAGTGGAAGTTCAGTTGAAACAGATGATGTGGTGGTAACAGGAGTCCGTGTTACCGAAGAAAGTGAAACAGAATCTTCCGGAAAGACGGAAACGATTTATCAGTACGGAGCAGACGGATATGTTCTGGAGATTACAGGAAATAAACTGATCCAGAGCGGGAATGGAAGCAAAATAGCAGAATCTGTCGGGAAAAAACTTACAGGGCTTCAGTTCAGACCTTTAAATGTGATTTGCCAAAGTGATCCATCCACAGAGGCTGGTGATATAGGACTTGTAATAGACAGAAAGAATAATATGTATCGGACCATTATTACTGGAGTTCAGTACAATGGTGGTGGTACACAGACAATTACCAGTAGTGCAGAATCTCCTGAAAGATTATCTTCTACGCGATACAGTGAAGCAACGAAACTGTATAAACAGTTTAGAAATGGCTTGTCAAAAAACAAAACCGAATGGGAAAAAGCCATGGAGCAGCTGACAAAAGCCATGAAAGAACAGGTGGGTCTTTATCCGGTTATAAAAACACTGGAGGATGGAAGCAAAATATATTATATGTGTGACCATCCGACGCTGGAGGAATCAAAAGTTGTATTTGAACTTAATGGAAAAGGATGGGCAGTAAGCACAGATGGCGGTAATACATGGAATGCGGGTCTTCTCGTAGATGGCACCATGATTATGAAAATTTTGAACAGCATCGGAATTAATGCGGACTGGATCAACACGGGAGCTCTTGTTGTAAAAGACACAAATGGAGATACTCTTTTCCGGGCGGATATTGATACCGGGCAGGTCTATATTAATGCGACAACACTTAAAATCACCGGAAAAGATGTTGAAGAAATCGCACAGGATTCTGCAAAAAAATATGTCGCTACAGTAGTTGATGATATTGCAAAAGACATTAATACTCAATATTTTGGGGCGTATGATCCAGATCTGACAAACCTTCCGGCAAAAGAATGGACAGATACAGAAACAAAAGACAAGCATGTAAACGCCCTTTTTTATAATACAGATACAAAGAAACTTTTTCGGTTTATTAAAGACGGAGAAAATTATACCTGGGAAGACTTTCAGGATCCGGAGATACAAAAAGCCCTGGAAGATGCAGCTACTGCTAAGGATACAGCAGACGGTAAAAGAAGAGTCTTTATCAATACCCCCATCCCACCATATGACGAAGGTGACATGTGGGTAACGTCCATGGAAGACGGAAAAGGAAAGGTCAAAATCTGTAAGACTGCACGCGAAAGCGGAACATTCGTTTCGACAGACTGGATTTTCCCGGGATATGTAGACAGTAACGATGTGCAGGATGCTATTGATAATTATGATAATAGTCTGGGGCAGCCTGAAATATTCAATAAACTGACCGACAATGGGAAAAATAAAGGTATTTATATTCAGGACGGTGAACTGTATATAAATGCGAGTTATATCTTATCCGGTGTTTTGGCCGGTAAGTTTATTAATGGAAAAGGCATGAGTGTCACTGATAAGGAAAATAAAACAACATTTTATATTGATAATGATGGCAATGTCATGATTGCCGCCAAAACTCTTACTATAGGTGGTAAGGATGTAGAAGATATTGCAGGAGATACTATTGATGAAAAAATAAAGAAAGCAATTCCGTTGGTTATACAGTTATCAAGTGAGTATCAGGCAATCCCGGTAAATGCGGATGGAAACTATTCAAGTTTTCCAAGATGCGAGGTAAAAGTACAGGTTTTTTATGGGGAATCGGATGTTACATCAGAAGCGGCTATATCGTACTCGACAGAAAACATAACAGGCACGTGGTCTTCAGGTACACACACTTATTCCGTAAAGAGCTTATCCGAAGACATTGGATGGGTTGATTTTTCAACGACTTATAATGGAATAACAATAACCAAGCGCTTTAATCTTGCAAAACAGTATGCTGGCGGGAACGGTACGAACGGAAAAGATGCCACTGTTTATTACCTTGAATGTGAAACAACAACGATCAAAAGATGTTCAAACAGCTCTGGCGGATATGATTATTCGCCTTCTCCGCTGGTGTTTCATTTGTATTCGCAGACAGGAGCAGAGGAGAGAAAACAAAACATTTCCGGTAGATGGACGTTTGAGTATACAGAAGACGGAAGCACATGGAACGCTATTTCTGGAACTGGCGTGGGAATAGATATGAAATTCTCCGCATGGGATAGGATAACTAACAGAACCACTGCCATCAGATGTACTGTCGGAAATTCTTCCGGAGTCATCCTCGGGATGTTGAGCGTATCCGTACTTGCGGATGCGGAAGTGACAAGAGAAGCTGTTTTTAACGCTCTGACTGACAATGGCGATCGTCAACTTATAGCCTATGGCTCAGATGGGAAATTGTACATTAATGGCGAATACATAAAGTCTAAAACCATAACGGCCAATCTTATCGACGTGAATACACTTGATGCGATTGTTGCAAAAATAGGCGGATTTGTGGTCGGGTCTACCAGTATACATACCAGCGGCCGCAATTCCATGACGTCAACTACGCAAGGTGTATACATAGGAACAAACGGATTTAGCGTATATAAAGACGCGAGAAATTATTTTAATATGAACACTGGTGTAGGATTGCAAATAAAAGGCGGTACTATCAAATTAGGCAATGTAACTCTTGCGGAAGCATCTGATAAAAAGTCTCTGAGCGTCAAATACGGTATGCAGGTACACACTCAAAGATCATCTGGAGAATTCACGGACGGTTCAGGCGAATTTAAACTAATCAACTTGACTACTGTCTCATCGGGATATCAAACTCTTTGCGTTGCGAGTAATATCGTATATAAGTTGTCGTCTTCTTCAAAAAGATACAAAAACCATGTTCGAAATATGGATAGCTCTGAAGCGGATAAACTCCTTAAAGTTCCAGTGGTATGGTTTCAATATAAAAAAGGTTATTTGAGAGAAGGAGACTCATTTGAAGACAAACCAGTGCCGGGATTCTATGCGGAAGACGTGTATAAACAATATCCTGAAGGAGTAATATTTAATGAGGATGGGCAGATAGAAGACTGGAATTACAGAACCATGATTCCGGCAATGATGAAAGTTATTCAGGATCAGAATGAAAGAATTAACAACTTATGCCAAAGAATCAGTAAATTAGAGGAACAATTGGAGGGTAAACATGAGTAACATAGTAACAGCAGTATTCCAGGACGATGAGCAGTATTGCCGGATTCGAAATGTATGGCAGTACGATTACGGACAAGTCCTCAGAATACAGGGACTCACCCTGCCGCCAGCGGTGGAGATACATTTCTCACTGACAGACACAGGTGGGGAGTCAATAACTAGGGTTGGCGTCACAAAGGACAACGTCACAGATGTAATTATTCCAGATTCCATGTTGGAAAACGAAGAAAGCGATCAAAATTATAACATATATGCATATGTCTATCTGACAGATTTTGGCTCAGGAGAGACAGAATACAAGATTACAATCAGCGTTAAAGCACGTCCAAAGCCGGAAGCTGTTGGCGGTACTGGAGAGACAACACTGGAAAACATTATGTCGACGGTAAATCAGATCGCGGATGGAAAAGCGGACGCTCTTGATTATAAGAACAGCGTCCTCAAACTCATGTCCGGGGAAAAGGAATTGTCCAGAGTGATTATCAGAAACGGCTCTGGCTCCGGAGCAGATGCAAGGGAAATCGAGCTACAAAAATCCGGAACTACAATCCAGTGGCGTTATGCAGGTGACAGCGAATGGACCGACTTGGTCACCTTAGCGGAAATTACCGGACCGGCAGGCAGCCCAGGACCACAGGGCGAAAAGGGCGACACAGGAGCGAAAGGAGAACAAGGTCCAGCAGGACAAAAGGGCGATCCTGGCGAACCCGGTGTACAAGGACCCAAAGGAGATCCTGGTCCCAAAGGCGAGCCCGGAGCGACAGGCGAAAAGGGTGAGCAGGGAATTCAAGGACCAGTGGGTCCGGCTGGCCCGCAAGGCGAGAAAGGCGAGAAGGGTGAACCTGGTAAAGACGGTCGCGGAATCACATCTGTAACGATTAAGACAGACGGACATTTGCAGATTGATTATAACGACGGCACAAACGTTGACGTGGGGAAGGTAACTGGAAATGACGGTCTGGACGGCACGTCTGGTGTACCCGTGAGGGTCGAAAAGACAGCATCTGACACCACCGTAGAGTTAGAGCCTAACAAGCTCTATGTGTTCCCAGAGATGGCAAGTCTCACATACACCCTTGCTGCGCCTGCGGACACCAGTGTAGCGAACGAATATCATTTTGTATTCCAGAGTAGCGCAACAGCTACTGAATTGGTGCATCCGACTGGAGTCAACACTGGCAATTTTACGGTGGACGCGAATAAGGTATACGAGGTGTCGATTTTAGATGGGCTTTTGACAAGCCAGAATTGGAATGTGAGCTGATGGAAAGACGAAGAACATTAGGAGTTGTTGGAAAAGCAGACGAAAAACCTACAGAGCCGTTTTTCCCAGAATTAACGCAAGGTTCATATGATACCAATGGGAATGAGATAGCAAGTTCTGATAGGGGCAGAACGGCATTGTATAGAATATATGATGGAGTCTTACTACAGTGTTATGCGCCAGACTTAACATCCACATCGAATTGGATGAACGTCCATGTGTATGACTCCAACAAGAAACAGGTATCTACAGCCACATGGGTGAAAGAGAAAAAACTCACACCACAGGACGGAACGTACTTTGCAACGTCTGTATGGAGAGACAGAGTGGTTAAGATTACTTATTTATAAGGAGATAAGTTGACATGAAACACAAATTGACACAAAATCTTGTCAGTCAGTCAGTCAGTCAGTCAGTCAGTCAGTCAGTCAGTCAGTCAGTCAGTCATGACGATTGTAGATCAACTGATTCGCTCCTGTCAAGTAAGGCGGTGTCACTATGAGCCGCAGAAGAACGATGCTTATGAATGGACAGGAGGAAAACGAAATGAAGAAATGGGAAGAATTGCTAAATGAAAGCAAAGAGGTAACAGACCAAAAGACTGTAGAACTAGATCTTGCAAGTACAGAGTCTCATGACGAATATTGGCTGTTTTTAGAAATACAGAAACATACGGGTACTGAACAGTGCAAAGGTAACTGCCGTTTATACCTTAACGGTGCAGAAATAGGATATTATTCTTTGAATATGGACTTTGCGAATTTTGTAAACACATCGTACCATATATTTACAGAAGAACCGTTAAAATTACTTGAACTATCGCAACCTATAGGAGTTTCCTTACGATCCAATAAGATTATTGTACAAAGACAAATGTCTGTTGGAAACGAAACAGGTACTGGAAAACTTGTGTTAGATTTTCCAGCAAAATATACTGGTACAATAACGGCAAGAATAATCGGTAGATAAGAGGTGATTAAAAATGTACGCAAAATTACAAAACGGGATGCTAATAAGTGCTCCACGTACAGTAAAATGGCATGGATGTATGGTAAATAACCCATCTGCTGAAAAGCTAATGGAATTAGGTTATAAACCTGTGGTCTACACAGACATGCCAACAGATGCAGAAACTGGCAAACACTACGAATCCACCTGGGAAGAAACAGAAACCGAGATTGTCCAGACATGGACACTTGCAGATGATCCGGAGTATCCGGAGCCAGAATTGTCCTCGGATGAGGCACTCAATATCATAATGGGGGTGGTACAGTGACAGCAGAACAGGCAAGACAGTTGAGAAAGCTTCTGGAAAATCAGACAGCAGAAATGACAGACGAACAGATTTTGAACTATCCGGATTTTGTTGAAAAGTGGCGGAGCGGACAGAAATACGAAGTCGGTAAGCGATTGGAGTACAACGGTATCGTATATAAAGTACTTGTTGCACATACCAGTCAGGCAGACTGGACGCCTGATGCAGCACCATCCCTGTTTGCCAAAGTACTTATCCCGGATACGGGGGCTGTTCCTGAGTGGGAGCAACCAGACAGCACGAATCCTTACGCCAAGAGTGACAAGGTAACACACAATGGAAAAACATGGGAGTCAGAAGTAGATAACAACGTTTGGGAACCAGGAGTGTATGGATGGAAGGAGGTATAGCTAAATATGAGAAAAACCAGAGCGGAGCCGGGAAGCTCTTTTTATTTTACCAAAATTGTGCCGGCACAAACCGGAGAAAGAGTGAAACAGTGAAAGAAATACTCATGCAGACATATACTATTGTATTACCGGTTCTTTTAGGGTATATCGTCTGGATCTTGAAAAATCAGAAGAAAGACCGGGATGCAAACAGCAAGGGAACCATGCTACTGCTTCGCGTCCAACTCATAGAGTATCATGCAAAGTATACAGCACTCGGAACTATTCCTTCATATGCCTACCAGAACTACTGCGAGATGTATGAGGCATATCACGAATTAGGCGGGAATGGTATGGTGACCAAAATGAAACAGGAAATTGAGGAACTACATATTAAAAGAAAAGGAGAATGATCATGTTTAAAAATTGCGTATTTAAACCTAGTGTTGACACAGTGGATTGGCTGAAAAAAGCCGGTATCAGAGCTATTAAAACTATGGCGCAGACTGCAGTTGGTGTGATCGGAGCCGGCAGTGTGATTTCAGCAGTTGACTGGAAAATGGTATGCTCTGCGGCAGTCGTGGCAGGAGTAGTAAGTATCCTGACAAGCGTAGCAGGTATTCCAGAAGTAGAGGCAGAGGGCGAGTAATCGTCCTCTTTTTAAATGGAGGTGTAACATGTTAAAGATCATGGGACAGGCTGCAGCTACAGTACAGCAGATGCGGGCCTATATAAAGAAAGTAAATCCAAAGGCGCCCGATTCGGTCACCAAGATGATTCCTCTTTATATCTCAGAAGGTGCAATTGAAGGTGTACGTGGTGACATTGCGTTTGCTCAAAGCTGCCTTGAGACCGGCAATTTCGCATTTTCGGGATCATCAGTAACTCTGGATCAGAATAATTTCTGCGGTCTGGGTGTCACGAAAAACGGAATGAAAGGCAACAGCTTCAATACTCCGGCAGAAGGTATCAGAGCACAGATCCAGCACCTGCAGGCATATGCATCCACCGGCCGGTTGAAACAGAAAGTTGTGGATCCACGATATACATATGTAAAAAGAGCCAGCGCGGAGTATGTGGAGCATCTTGGCATCCAGGAGAATCCGAAACATTGTGGTTGGGCGGCAGGAAAGAACTACGGACAGAAGATTATCGATATCCTGAACAGCATCCTTGCTATGAGCTCCGGAGCTGCCACACCGGGAAAGGAGAATACAACAATGGAAATTAATATCAAGAAGATGATCAGCAAAAAGAACTGTTATATTGGCCAGAACAAGCCGGCTTATGTTGTGATCCACGAGACTGACAACTGGTCAAAGGGAGCAAATGCAAAATGCCATGCACAGGCCATGAAGAATGGAAACCTTGCCGGAACAGTTCATTATTATGTGGATTCCGAAAATGTCTACCAGACATTGAACCATAACGATGGTGCCTGGGCTGTCGGTGATGGAAAAGGAAAATACGGAATCACGAACCGGAACTCTATCAATATTGAGATCTGTGTGAATCCAGAATCAGATTACTACAAAGCAGTAGATAAGGCTGAGCAGCTGGCAGCATATCTTCTGAAGCAGTATGGATGGGGGACGGATCGCCTGAAACGTCATTATGATGCATCCAGGAAACATTGCCCTAGACGGATCCAGGACGAAGGACTCTGGCCTAACTTTGTACAGAAGACTGCAGCATATATGAAAAATGAAACTGCGTCAACTACTGCGAATCCATCAACAACTAAACCAACCACGAAAGGAGCTTATATGTTTGAACCAAAACTTGTTGAATTAGGAAGCACAGGAACATCCGTATTGCTTTTGCAGGAAATTCTTGCTGCAAGAGGATTCAAAGGAAGAAACAGCAAAGTTCTTGACCTTGACAGAGAAGCTGGGGACAATACCATTTATGCCCTGAAACAGTATCAGAAATCAAGAGGATTAGAAGCTGACGGTATCTGTGGAACTGCTACTTGGAAAGACTTAATTGCGATTTAAAGTAAATATAAATAAAAAAAGAGTATGGGTACAATGAGTACCCTTACCCCATAAGACTGTCTCTTATACACATCTGACGCTGCCGACGACTCC